GACGAAAGCAAGGTCAAGGCCCTGAACATCGCCCTTAATAAAATCACCGGCGCCTGGGATGAAGAACTATTGGCCGGACTGTTGGTAGACCTTCAGGCAGCTAACTTCAATACCGATTTCACCGGCTTTGAACCCCCGGAGATTGAGCAGCTTTTCTCCAAGGTTCACAATAAGGAAATCAAAGAAGATGATTTCGATGTAGATGCTGCCCTCCAAAAACCAACCATCACCCAAAAAGGCGATATCTGGCTGCTCGGCAGGCACAAAGTGATTTGCGGCGACGCAATATTGCCTGAAACTTATCATCTCCTGATGGAAGGACGAAAAGCAAACCTCGTTGTCACCGATCCACCGTATAATGTCAACGTGGAAGAAACTGCCGGTAAAATTAAAAATGACAATATGCCGGACGCTGACTTTTACAAGTTCTTGTTCGCGGCGTTCGTCAATATAGAACAAAACATGGAAAGCGACGCGTCCATATATGTTTTCCATGCGGATACCCAAGGACTCAACTTCCGTAAGGCGTTTACCGATGCAGGGTTCTACCTTTCCGGCTGCTGCATCTGGAAGAAGAACTCGCTGGTGCTTGGCCGTTCACCGTATCAGTGGCAGCACGAACCATGCCTGTTCGGCTGGAAAAAAGGCGGCAGGCATCAGTGGTATTCCGACCGCAAACAGACTACCATTTGGGAGTACGACCGGCCCCGCTCATCCAAGGAGCATCCAACCATGAAACCTGTGGCGCTGATGGCGTATCCAATACAAAATTCCAGCATGAGAAGCTGCAGCGTACTTGACCCTTTTCTGGGAAGCGGCTCTACGCTGATTGCCTGTAAACAGACTGGTCGGATCTGCTACGGCATTGAACTTGACGAGAAATTCGTGGACGTTATTGTCACTCGTTTTATTGAAAACGTCCAAGATTCAGCCGGCGTCTTTTTAATTCGTGATGGCGCGCGAATTCCCTATTCCGAGATTATTAAAACGGGGTGAGCTTAAAATGGAACCAATGCGGCAAACCGACTTTGCCCTCTTTATTGAGGACAAGATTGAGGAAATCAAAAAGCTATTTACCCGAAAAAATGAAGACTACGGCGCAAGCGGCGACATCTTCTGGAATTTCCGCCAAACCGCCCAAAGGCTTTACCCGGATATCTACGCTCAGGACCCTTACGCCGCCATGTTTTTGGTGGCCGAAACACTGGTAGACAAGCACAACGTGGCGCTTGCCAAAGGCATTACCGTCAGCGAATGCGAAGAACGGCTGCTGGACCGGATTGTCTACTCCCTGCTGCAGCTAAAAATGCTTTACGAGCGGGCTGAAGATAAGCTCGAATAATCCTTAAAATACCCAATAAATACTTGCTATTTCCTGTGTTTAGAGGGATATATAGACTACCAAAAAAAAACACAGGAGGAAGATTAACGTGAAAGCACATTTTGGAAGAAAAATGGAAAACCTGAAGGAGCTGAAAGCCGCGACAAGACGGGCAAAACAAGAAAAGCGCACAGGTTCGGCCTACACAGTAATTAAAGAGGTTGAACTTAGCGACGAAGAATTCAAAAAGTTTGCCAGCGACTTTTTCCAAGAGCAACCCTGGATTGACAGCAGCGACGGGGGGATGAACCCAAACGGAGAATACCGGTGCATTCGGGTTAGAAACGCTAAGACGGGCGAGCGGGTACTGGTAAACAGCGAAGGTTACGATTACCCAAGATACACGGCAATTGAAGAGTAAAAACCAAAAAAAAAAGAGCGGCCCCTGCGCGGGCTGCTTCTTTGTTGTCCCCAATTGGCAAAAAAACTGATTATATTGCTGCATTTTGCTTGCTATTTCCTGTGTTTAGAGGGATATATAGACTACCAAAAACACAGGGGGGGAAGAGTAAATGACACGAAAAGAATTGGTTCAGGCCCTGGAAGCAAGATGGAAAGCGAAAGCCAAATACCTCGGCATGCCAAGCTGCGCTTATGAACTAAAATGCGGCGCGGGAACCTTCATCATCGACCGCGATGGCGTGATCCGCGATTTGGCGGGGCGCGAAGTTTCGGTCGAAGAACTCTTGCGTGAAGAAGATTTAACCTCAGCTGCCATGGCAGCGCCAGACGGGGGATATGCGGTCGAACTGCCGCTGGTAGGCCATACGCCAGCGAGCCTGCGGAACTTGGTCAATATGCTTGCCAGCAAAGAACACTTGCTGACAAGCTCGTTTGCCCTGACGCAGCCGCTGGTGGACAGCCGCCTGGCCGAGGAACTTGGCAAAAGAACCGACCTGGACATGGAGACCTTTCAGGCGTTTTGGACTGACTCCAAATCTGGATGCAGCCATGGATTAGAATTAGACTTTGAAAAGCAGACACTGACCATAAAGCTGGTGAAAGACAATCCGACACCGGATGAAATGGCGGCGTTTCGTGAACTGGCGGTTTGTGTGAACGAATATGCCAAAAAACTAAAGCGGTCTTTGCTTAAACCCGCCCAAGGCGACAACCCCAAATACGCCATGCGAACCTGGCTGCTGCGGCTTGGCATGAACGGCGACGCTTTTAAACTAGCCCGCAAGGTACTCTTGGCCCGTCTTTCCGGCAGCGCTGCCTTCCGAACCCCGGCACGGTTATTGCCCGGGAAATCAACCAGGAGAGAGATGAAAGGCAATGTTGATTAAAAAAGAAATCGTCGAGCAGTTGCGCAAACAGTATCCTGCCGGCACAAGAGTAGAACTTGTCCGTATGAATGATGAACAGGCCCCGCCCATCGGTACGCGCGGCACAGTGATTGGCGTAGATGATGCTGGCAGCATCATGGTTTCATGGGATAGCGGCGGCAGCCTGAGCGTAGTCTACGGCGAGGACTTGTGTAAAAAGATCGGCTGAAATATATAACCAAAAGCAGCCCTTTTAGGGGCTGTTTCTCATTTTCACATCAAAAAGCCAATGAAAGGAGGTGGCGCTTTTGACGCTGCGCGGCAGAAAACCCAAACCGACAGCAATCAAAAAACTGGAAGGCAACCCGGGCCGACGGCCCCTTAACCATCATGAACCCCAGCCGGACAAAAAAGCGCCCCGCTGTCCGGCTTGGCTTGAAGACGAAGCGAAAAAAGAATGGAAGCGAACCGGTAAAATATTGGAGCGGCTAGGGCTGCTCACCGAACTGGACATGGCGGCTTTTGCCGGATACTGCCAAGCCTTTGCCCGCTGGAAAGAAGCTGAAGAATTTATCAGCAAGCACGGCACCATCATCCGCACCCCGAGCGGATACTTACAGCAGGTGCCGCAGGTATCCATCGCCCAGACAAACTTAAAGATCATGCTGAAATTCTGCGAGCAGTTTGGGCTAACCCCATCGGCCAGAAGCAGGATAGCGGCAGGCGAAAATCCCGAGCGCGAAGCCGATCCGATGGAGCTTATCTTAATCAACGGGGGCAAGCGGAGTGTATGACGAACAAAAAGCCGAGCGGGCAATTCGGTTTATCAACTGCCTAAAGCATACTAAGGGCCAGTGGCGGGGCGTGCCGTTTGAACTATTGCCGTGGCAGGACAAAATCATCCGGGATATCTTCGGCACGGTAAAACCAAACGGCTACCGGCAATATAACACGGCGTACATTGAAATACCTAAAAAGAACGGTAAACAGCTGGCCCTATCGACACCGATCCCAACTCCGGCCGGCTTTACTACCATGGGCGAACTAAAAGTCGGGGATCAGGTTTTCGACGAAAAGGGCCATATTTGCAATGTAGTCGCAGTCAGCCCTGTTGACGATACCGAACAGGCTTACAAAATAAACTTCAGAGACGGCACGGCAATTATTGCCGGCGAAAGGCATCTTTGGCGGGTACAAATAACCAATAACGGCAAAAGAGAAAAAATCCTGACCACTGGCCAGATGTATGAAAAACAAAACAAGGCAAGCAATAAAGACGGCAGAGCACTCTTTCGCATCCGAATCGCGGATGCTTTTATTTTGCCGGAAAAAGAACTGCCCATTGACCCGTATCTTTACGGTTACTGGCTGGGCAATGGCAATGCGACAAAACCGGAAATCACGGTTATGCGAGATGATGTCGAAAAAGTAATCGGCAACATTCCATATAAGCTTCATAACCGTTATCGGCAAAAAGGCTATAGCGATATTCTCGTCTACAAGGAACTTAAAAATATACTTGTTGGTAACTTTCAAGACAAAAGGATACCGGATTGTTACTTGCGGGCATCTATTGAGCAACGGCAAAAATTGCTGCAAGGGTTAATGGACTCAGACGGATGTGTGAGCAAAAATAAAGGTCAAGCCATCTATGTAACCATCTTACCCAAGTTAGCCGAAGATGTTCAGAACCTCCTATGGTCTTTAGGAATTAAAAACACCTTAAAGACAACTCCTTCCACGCAAAATGGGGTGCTTACCGGTGAAACATGCTATCTAATCCGGTTTACGGCGTTTGACGATCAAGATATTTGTGCACTGGAGAGAAAAAGAATACGGTCTAAAGCGAGAAATGCCAGCAGCCGCTCACACTATCACTACATCAAGTCGATCGAAAAAACAAAACCCTGTCCGATGCGCTGCATTCAGGTCGATAGCCCCTCCAGGCTATATTTGGCAGGGCGGTCGATGGTGCCGACCCATAACAGCGAGCTTGCAGCCGCTGTAGCCCTCTATATGACCTGCGGCGACAATGAATGGGGCGCAGAAGTATACGGCTGCGCTTCCGACCGCCAGCAGGCCTCCATCGTCTTTGACGTAGCGGTCGACATGGTAGACCAGTGTCCAGCACTCAAAAAACGGATCAAACCGGTCATATCGGTAAAGCGGCTGGTATATCAGCCGACCAATAGCTTTTATCAGGTATTGTCGGCTGAAGCCTACACTAAGCACGGGCTCAATGTGCATGCCGTAGTATTTGATGAACTGCATGCCCAGCCCAGCCGCGATCTCTATGATGTCATGACCAAAGGCTCAGGCGATGCCCGAACCCAGCCGCTGTTTTTCCTCATCACCACCGCCGGTACTGACCGTAACTCGATCTGCTGGGAAGTACACCAAAAAGCAGTAGATATTTTAACGGGTCGCAAGATTGACCCCGCGTTTTACCCGGTGATATACGGCATTGACGACGATGACGACTGGACGAGCGAAGAAAACTGGTACAAGGCCAACCCGTCCCTCGGCCACACCATTGACATCGAAAAAGTCAGGGCCGCTTTCCAAAGCGCCAAAGAAAACCTGGCCGAAGAAAACCTGTTTCGCCAGCTCAGGCTCAATCAATGGGTGAAGCAGTC